GGATTTGATGCTGATGCTGTGAATTGGCGACCATATTTTTTTGCCAACCATTTTGAACAAGGCAGCACTCATCCCAAACATGTACATACTCAGTGTAGTATCAGCGGTATCTATTACATAGATACTCCTCCTGGTTCAGCAGACATTGTGTTTTATCCAAACCAGCCTTTTAGAGAATTTTTTGACTATCTATACGCTGTAAAAGATACCAACAATTGGTACAGCATGTCTAACACACGGTATCAAGCTCAAAGCGGTTTGTTGTTGTTGTGGCCATCTTGGTTGTATCATGAAGTGCCGCCCAATAACAGTGTGGCACCTCGCACCAGTGTGGTATTCAACTTGTAATTATTCTATCACACGCAGTTTGTCTTGAACTGTGTCTAGACTCAGAGTATTCCACAGTCCAGGATGCATGGGTCTGGGCCAAGACCCTGAAGAAATCCACGCATATCCCAAATGTTCTTGATTGAGCACAGGGACAAATTCTTGATCAACACTACACCAAAAGGTGTGATACACAAAGCTCTTGTCGTTGCTGGTGAATTTTTCCAGCGGCACCAAACGGTTGTAGTCAGGCATGCTGCCAAGTTCTTCTTCGCACTCTCGCAGCAGACATTCCAGCAGGTTTTCACCAGGATCAATCTTGCCTCCAGGCAGTCCCCAACTGCCTGGATGACGATCGTCGTTTCTCAGCAAAAACAAGTAACGGCTGGTCTGACTGGCGTAAAAACACACGCCCACAGCATTTACAACACGATGCTCCATGATCCTCCGTTGTACAAACCGTCGATGCTTTTTACCCATTGTGAGCCAGTCCAGCGAAATTGAATACCAGTATTTAAATTGGTCACATATTGCGGCACAGATATCAGTTGGCTGTCAAAGCTCACTTGCCACCATCCATTTTGGTATTCAATGATGTCGTTGGCATTGGCAATCAAAGGCTGTCCACCTATGCCCAGCCATGCTGTGGGATTTTGAGTGTTGTTGGCATTACCTGTTGATTCAGTGAGCAAATAGCGTTGACCGTCTTGACTACTGTCAAGTCCATCCAGCGGAGCACTGGTCAATGGGTTAATTACCGCAGTCACTGGATCCAGAGTGTTTTGAGGTTCAGTATCTGGGTCAATGTTGTAAATCAACAGCCGATCATCGCCAGGGTTCACTGTTATTGTGCCCACAATGTAGTTGTCAGGCGCAGCAGGATCATCTAGAGTAATGTAACTGATGCCAGGGCGCAATACTCCATAGGCATTGATAACCGCAGGCCAGGTAATTTGCGGAGTTTCTGACACAGGAAAATTAAACGGGTCAAAACTGGTAGCAGGCTCGGTGATGACTTGATTGGCATTCAGTATTTGTAGTTGATTGCCTAACAATGCTACTTTGTAGTTCCATGGAGTAACTTTGACTCTGGTGCCCAGCAGTAGATCGTTGTCAAGTACAGCATTGGCAGCATCGCCTTGAGCATCGTATATGCTGGCAATCACACGTTCCACAATGCCCAGCTTCTTGACTTTGACTGGCGAGCTGATCCAAATTGGAATGCCAAATGTCAGAGTCATAATATCAATGGGATTTTCAGTGCCTTGGGGCACAGTTCTACTGCTCCACTGAACACGCTCTAACTCTACCACACTGAGACTGGTCCAATCAATGAAGTTGTCTGTGCTTTGTATTTCCAAAGCAGGATTGAACAGTGTGGCAATCTGTTCAAAGATCTGCATTTTTTGATTGGTATTTGAAGTCCATACATCCAAGTTTATGGTCATGCGATATGGCACTGGCATCAAACGTTCTATTGTAAAAGCATTGCCCTGTGTGGTTTCATAGGTTTCTGTGTTGACGTCATAGCTGCGTTGACGCACACCAACTTTGCCCACAAAATAAGGCTCCTGCATTCTGGGACGATCATAGTCCATGCCAGTGATGTAAAAAGTCATCAGCGGGGTGGCTGGCATACTGCTGGCGGAGTTCTGTTGAAGAATGGTCTGTGCTTGACGGCTGGCATCACCATAGCGTATGGGCACACGATATAAATCATTGGCCAGCTGAGGATCGCGACCAAATTCAACTTGGAAATTGCTCAACATTCTGGTAAACTGTAACATGTACCTTCTTATCTGAGCATCATAAAAATACTGTTGAATTTTTGCTCTCCTTAGCTGCTGGGCTGACCAGGCTGTGTGTTTGGATAAGGGTTAGGCGGAAAATCTCCGCCTTGATTGCCATTGTCTCCGTCAGGGGACAGGGCCTGGCTAAGACTTTGACGACTGGGAATATTGCCTTGATCTGTGGTACGCATGGTATATGTATTGTTAACAAAGCTGGACCTCAAGGTATTGTTGTCTGGTCCTGGTGTTAGATCTGTACGGGTAACATTTTCTATGCGCACCCAACGGCCGCCATCATATCTAAACAGTCGATTTGGAAAATAATCTTGTCGTAACCAATAGTCGCCCAATTGTGCTGTGGTAGGAAAAGCTATGCCTGCGCCTTTGACAGGAATCCCATTGGGCGGAGTTCCAGTACCAGTTCCAGTCAAGTAACCGTCAGTCCAGCCAAATGTGCTGGGTGTGTCTCCTTGATTGGCCACTGATGAACTGACCACAACCAGGGTATCGTCAGCTGAGTATGTGCCTGGGTTGGCTGGGTTGCCAGTGGGTGTGGTAGGCACAATGTAAAATTTCACAGTGTCATAACCGCTTTTTGGCACTATGGCTTCAGCCTGTATCAGTATGGCATCGTTGATTTCCAGATCTTTGGGTCTGGTACTGCCCTTGTCTGCTATGGTTGTTGGATTGGGAATCACTGCCCAATAATCGGTGTTGGTAATGTCAGTGCCTGGCGGCACATTGCGTATGGCACGATAGTAAGTATCGCCACTATTGACCACAGTGCCATTGGGATAAAAATTGCCTGGATCCCAGATGTTGTTGGGCATGAATGGTTTGTCTAGTATTTGTCTAAATTCTTGAGCATTGACCAAGGGTGTGGCTTTCACACGCCACAGGTGAGGCAACCAAGTTTGACTAAATCCTTCAGACGCAAAAGCAGCGTCTTGAATCACGTAGTATCTGGGCAAGGGCAACTGTATGTCAGGATCCAGCGGGTTGTAATCTTTTAAGTTTGGCATTTCCAAAACATCACCCGACATCAATTTGCGTCCAAACGTGTCTATCATGTCATTGTAATGAAACGTTATAAACAGTGTGTCATTGTTTAAAAATAGACCAAACTGTGTTAGATCAAAATCAATGTCTTGCGTTTGGTACACACCTCGCATGACATACACATCGGGATCGTAGGAACGATCGCGATTTTCTAACAGCAGTAAGTCCTCAATGAACAACGGGTTGCTTTGATCATATTTGGGCAAGGTAGCATCAGAATTGCCCTCGTTGTCGGGCATGATTGGGCCCATGTACTTGTGAGTATAAATGTCTACTCCGCCCACAGTGTACATTTCTGATATGGTTCTATCAAAAAATTGATAATCATTGGTTCGATTGGGGCGGTAAAGTGACAAACGTGGCATGGTCAAGTATTTATGGGCAGGTTGACTGAATATTCTATGCCTGCTACAATTTGGGCATGAAAGTAGTCAAACTCAACCGCAGATTCAAACAGTTCAAAGAAAACGGGCACACTGTGGCTTTGCGTTTTCCAAACTGGAGCAAACAAGCCATTGCTGTAGAAGATCATACTTGCAAAAAGTTAGGAGGTGGCGGTTGGAGTCGCACTGATTCTTGGTTCAGTTATTTCGGCGCCTCAAACGGTCATTCAGACAGGAAAACTTTTTGGATTACCTTTCGCAATGAAGCAGATCTTACTTTGGTAATGCTTTCGCTTGACTTGACCAAAAATCAGTGATTTGCTATAATTAATGTTTGCCATCAGGAGTCCCAATGAAAACTGCTGTTCTCAAGCCCTTGAATCCCCGCAGTGCTGATACCAAATACGTAGGTGACGAGCCACTGTGGCGCGAACAGCCCATGGTCAATCGTTTTGCTGTGCTTACTAGAGCATTCAACTGGTATGGCTACTTCTACGGCAAAAAAGAAGCCAAAGATTTTATTGCTGGCTATCTTGACCGCCGTGAGCGTGATCGTGATGCTCGGCGAATTCGTGCTCTGCCCGACAGTCAAATACGCCTTACTCCAGGCTGGCTGTGCCGCATGGCAGACATGGGCCTCAATTTGGATCAGCATGAGCAGATCAAGTTGGACAATATGATTGCTGAGTTGCTGGCAATCAAAAACAAGGAACAACCTGAAACACCAGCAGTGGAAGATGCTGTGCCTCGACAAAACATTCAGGACCGCCTGCGTGAAAAACTCAGCGAGTGCCTGGGTGAGTTGGAGGGCCAATTTGATGACTTTGTTCAAAATGGAGCCAAGCTCACTGCTGACTACAAACCTGTCAGTCTCATGCGTTCAATGAATGTGGCTCCGCAGCTGATTCACATGATCAAAGATCGGTGGACCAGCAAACTCAATGAATTTGAGTTGGCAGTGGCTGGACGGGATGCTGACTTGGTCAAGGGCTATGATTACCTTACCAAAATTCAGCTCAAAAACTGTGTGAAGTTCTGTGAACTGGTGTTGACAGATTGCGGCTCTTACATTCAGATCAAGAAAGTTGAGCGCAAGCCTCGCAAAGTCAAACCAGTGGCTCCTGAAAAACGAGCTGCCAAGTTCAAAATCTGCGCCGAAGTGGCTGAACTCAAACTCAAGAGCCTGAGTGCCGCACAGTTGGTAGACAAGTCAGAAGCCTGGCTGTACGACAGCAAAAAACGCAAATTGATTCACTTGGTGGCCGACGATCATGCCAAAGTTTTCACTGTGAAAAACAATTCAGTGATTGGATTTTCCACTGTGGAAACACAGCAAAAAACTCTGCGCAAACCTGCTGAAACAATCAAAGCCATGATGTCAGCTGGCAAGCCAGCTGCTCGCAAATTGTTCAAAGAAATCCGTGCCACTGAAACTGCTTGGAACGCCCGGGGCACAGAGAACTTGGTGATTTTGCGAGTGTGGTGATCAGCTAAATATAGTCAGCGGAGTCCCACAATGGCCCAGACAGCACTGACACTTGATCAATTAAAACGCAATCTTTTTGAATATGTTAGATTCACCTTGGGTGATCAAATCATTGACATTGAATTGGATCCAGCCCACTTTGAAGCGGCCTATACCCGTACTTTGGGCACTTATCGGCAGCGGGCACAAAACGCCTATGAAGAAAGTTATATCTTCATGGAGTTGATCAATGATTTGAACATCTATGAATTGCCGCAAGAAGTGGTTCAAGTACGACAGATTTTTCGTAGAACATTTGGCATAGCCACTGGGCCCTTTGGTTCAAACTTTGATCCATTTAGCCAGGCGCAGATGAATGTGTACCTAATCAATTTCAATCAAGCAGGCGGCCTGGCCACCTATGACTTTTACACACAGTATGTGGAACTGGCTGCCAGAATGTTTGGTGGGTTTATCAACTACACCTGGAACCCAGTGACCAAAAAACTTCAGCTGATTAGAGATCCCAAAGGCAATGGCGAAACTGTGTTGCTGTGGTGCTACAATCTCAAACCCGAAGTAAACTTGCTTCAAGACTTTCAAATCAGTCAGTGGATTCGCGACTACATGGTAGCAGCCAGCAAAATGATCATTGGTGAAGCTCGTGAAAAATTTGGCACCATTGCTGGTCCGCAAGCCGGCACCAGTCTCAATGGCAGTGCCATGAAGGCCGAAGCTCAAACTCAAATTGATGCTTTGTTAGGACAGCTGGTCAACTATGTAGATGGCTCACAGCCATTGACTTGGGTCATTGGCTAATGAAAACACTCATTGTTGGTTGTAGTTACGTAGAAAACCTCACCTGGCAAAAGTTAGTAAACGCAGATAAAATTACACTTCGAGGAACCAGTGGGGCTGGCAACCAAAGCATTGCGGCTCGGGTGGTGTACGAATGTAGTAAAGTCAATTATGACAATGTCATTGTTCTTTGGAGTGGAGTAAATCGGCTGGATTTTCCAGTGGGGCGAGAACTACATTCTACTTTGCCTAGAAAGCGCAATAATGAATTTGTCTATGACTGCTTCACAGAAATGGATGATGTAGTTTGGTATCACAGCGGTGGCTACCGATTATCAGGCACTGCAGACCATTCACCAAAATTTCTGCGAGAGTGGTTGCACCATCAATATCTATCAGCCACTCCAAATTATCTATCAACACTGACGTTGTTGAGCATTATTCAAGCACAAACCTTTTTGGAATCTAAAAATATTCGTTACCAAATGGGCTTTATATACGATGTTGACCAAGACTACTCTCAGACAAAATGGGAACCAGGTTGTGGGAAACTTGATAGAACTTCCTCTCTAAATAGACTAATACACTGGGACAAATTTATCAAACCTGAGCCGTTTGAGTACACTCGAGATCATGGTGAGTATTTTGATATATTCCACCCTACGTTTGATACCATGGCCAAATGGTTTTTGCAACATGTTGGCATAGACATCGCTCAATAATTGCGTTATAATAGCGCATGGACATAATGATTGACATCGAAGGCCTGGCAACTGGTCCTGAAGCTACAATTTTAACCATTGCCGCACAGTGCTTTGATCCGTTTGCTCGCGGATACTACAAGCAACAATATTATGCCCGAGTGACTTTAGAAAGTCAGGAAAATCGATCTATAGAGCAAGGAACGATTGAGTGGTGGGCAACACAAAAGGTCGCACAAGAAGAAGCATTCAATCCCGAAGGTAGAATAGCTCTTGACCAAGCTCTGAAAGAATTACACAAACTGTGCTGGAAATGTAACAGAATTTGGATGAACGGGCCTACTTACGATGCCAATATTTTGGAGCATGCCTATAAAAGTTATGGCATGCCGTTGCCTTGGCAATACTACAAGATTCGCGATGCTAGAACAGTTTATGGACTGGTGCCAGGGTTGAACAAATACCCAGCCAGTCATCATGCGTTGGAAGATTGTCGTCGGCAGATTGATCTGTTACACGACGCACTGGAATTTCTCAAAGTAAAGGAATTGGTATGATCATTGGAATTTGCGGGCTGATCGGCGCTGGCAAAGACACAGCAGCAGACTACTTGGTCAACTTTCACGGATTTAGACGCGACAGTTTTGCAGCCACACTCAAAGATGCTGTGGCAGCAGTGTTTGGATGGAATAGGGATTTGTTGGAAGGGCGCACCAAGGGAGCACGAGAATGGCGTGAACAAGTGGATCCATGGTGGAGCCAGCGCCTGGGCATGGAAATTACTCCAAGATGGATTTTACAAAATTGGGGTACAGAAGTGTGTCGTAATGGATTTCACAAAGACATTTGGATTGCCAGCTTGGAAAATAAACTGCGTCAAACCAATGACAATGTTGTAATCAGCGACTGTAGGTTCTTCAATGAAGTTGATGCCATTAGAAATCTAGGCGGCAAGATTGTTTGGATTCAGCGAGGCCCCACACCACATTGGTACGACATTGCTGCCCGGGCAAATCGCGGCGATGTCAAAGCACAACAGTGGCTAAAAAACGAAGGTATTCATGCCAGTGAAACTAGTTGGGCAGGCACTGATTTTGATTTGATCATTGCCAATGACGGCATGATTGATGATCTTTATCAGCAGCTCAACGGTCTGCTTGAAGATCACTTACCTGCCAAGGATTTGGTAGTCGTTTGATTTCTTCCACACAGTTCAAACACACTGTTCTTAGATTGGACAGTTCAGTGTTGTGTAGTCGGCCATCAATGTGATAGACCAGTAACTGACTGGCATATTTGGCTTTGAAACCGCAGCGATCGCAGCGATCTTTTTTCTTGTATCCTGCTGACTGCCATCTGGACACAGGTGGTTTTTGTTTGCGGCCACGACTGATACAGTGTCCACAGCGTTGGCGATAATGAACAATGTCATTTCGACGGTAGTTCACTGCTGCTGGTCTTTGATTACATGCTTTACACACAGGTCGCATGGCATATTTATTGAAAAACCTTTGCCAAAGGCCTGGCTAAACAAGCAAAATATCAAGGTTTCAATAAATATTTGAAAGTTTTACAAAGGAGCCACCATGGCACTGATTTCCCCAGGAGTACAAGTTACAGTAATTGACGAAAGCAATTACATTCCCGCAGCAACCAATTCTGTTCCCTATTTTGTAATTGCCACAGCAGAAAACAAAGTATCAGGATCAGGTGTTGGAGTGGCCGCTGGCACCACTGAAGCAAATGCTAACAAAGTTTATTTGATAACCAGTCAACGCGATCTCACTCAGACCTTTGGTGTACCATTTTTTTACAAAACTACATCTGGCACAGCAATCAACGGATATGAACTCAATGAGTATGGATTACTGGCTGCGTAC